AACTCGCAAGAAATCATTGTCAGCTACGCCGCTGGTGAACTTCGGCACGTTGTTATTCGATATGCCTGTGTCCAGCGTTGCTGTAGCTGTGATGGCTGTTCCGTTCAGCGTTATCGCGTCAGCTTCTAGAGTGCCGTCAAAATCTCCATCTACTGCATCTATGTTGCCCTTAAATATAGTCGCTGTGATAGTGCCCGTGCTTGGATTATAGGTGAGGTCACCATCCATCTCTAGGCCAACATTACCCGTGCTAGAGGTAGCATTCTCTACAAAAGTAATGAGGTTTTCTTCATTAGTGCTTTCGTTGTCGGTTACTAGAACATGAGCAGAGTTAGTAGCATCAGTGACTGTAACACCTGCAATAACTGTATTTAGTGCTGTGCCATTGACTGTAATTGCATCAGCCTCTAGCGTGCCATCAATGTCAGCATCACCAGACACATCGAGTGATCCTGCGTCTAGTTCACCCGTAAGTGTGATGTTACGGAAGCTAGATACGTCCTTGTTTGCGTCAGCAGTTACGACCTTGCTGGCTACGACTGTACCTACAGCCGCGCCCGTATCGCTGTAGTTGAGTTCGGCAGCGGTAGACGTAACATTCGTGCCCCCGATGTCGAGAGTAGTCATCGACACTTCACCGGCTACGGTCAAGACGCCGTTCGCCACCGTCATCAGGTCTGTGTCGTCTGTGTGACCAATGGTTGTGCCGTTGATAACAACATCATCAATGTCGAGAGAGCCACCTGTGATGAGGCCCGTCGTTGTGATCGTTGACGATCCGGTGTCAATGGTGCCGAATCCGGACGTGATCGAACCGGAGTCTAGTGCGCCGACAGTCGTGGCTGCAGTGGTGACGAGGTTTGGCATAGCCGTAATTTCGTCATCAAAATAGGCGGCAAGATCAGTGACCGCCACCTGTTTCATAGTTCCAGCATCATTGAAGACAACACGGTCTGCGTCAGCTACAGTGGTAGCAGATGCGGAGGTATCGCCGTCAAGGATGTTTATCTCTGTTGTGGTAACTGTTGCACCATCAAGTATTTCTAGTTCAGCCTCAGAGATTCCAGCACCACCGATTGTTAGTGTACCCGATATGTCTACGTTGCCATTTATGTCAATGGTAGTAGCAGCAATCTGTATTTCTGTATCAGCAACTAAGTCAAGCTGTCCATCTGTGCTTGAGTTGATGTAAATAGCTGTGTCACGGAACTGTAACTTTTCTGTGCTGGCTACGAGTATGTCGTCCGAAAACTCAAAGTAGTCTTCGTCTTCCATCCATTTAAGTACACCGTCACTTGTTTCACCATCGAAGGTAATCGTAATGTCCGTACCCGCTGTTCCCGCACCAAATGTAAGGGTATTACCCAACAGCTTTGTAATCGGGCCACCTTCTGCGGAAGTCCCGTCGTGTGTGTGTCCTGTGCTTGAGGCGAAAGCAGCTAGTAGCTGGTTAAATTCATCGTTGGTGTGAGCAGCGGTGATAGTATCGCCGTCAGTGTAGGATGATTGTCTGGTATAAGTAGCACCCATCTAACGTCTCGCTCCTGTTTGAAACTCTAATTGAAATCCCTTGAGGGAATAAGGGGCGGTAGTACCCCCATCGTTTACTCGTAAAGCTACGGCAAATCCCGAACCTTCTACGGACTGTCTAACCAAAGGTTCTGATACACCGCCGTATGTGCCCGTGCCGTATTTTGCTACGCCGTATGTGGCAACAACATCGGTAGAATCTAAGGGGTACGCTGCAGGGCTAGGTGCATCAGGAGAACCGTAATCATACCGTAAAAACAAATCGGCGTCGATTGTCGAGTCTGGCTTGTAGTTAATAATAACTCTTTGCATGTGTTTGCGGATACCAGCGTCACCAAACGTAAGATCAGGTCCACGATACTTACCTAGTATGGCTGTTCCGTCAAAATCACTCCCGGACTCTTGGCGATATATGTAGCCATTTGAACTATCCCCGTGCAAAACAATCACGTTGCCATCATCCACAAATGTATCTGTACAGGCTGGTTTTATGCCGCGAAGTTCAGAAAACTCAAATTTTTGCCCCTTCATCACACATATAACACCCCCAGTAATAGATGCTGCTGTGTCATCCTTAGTAAAAAATATACGGTACTGAGTTTTGTCAGGTATGACGAGACTCTGAAAACCAGAAGAATCTGCAATGTTTTCGTTAAAAAGGGACTGCACATTTGAACTTATAGTGCCCAACTCCACGTCACCAATCCGTGCCGTACCTGCGACTGTACGCAGCCCGTCAGGGCCAAGAAAGATAAGGTCACCAGCAAATTCCTGAATAGTAAAGCCATTTAAGCAGCCAATGTTACGAGTAACTGGTACAACAGCAAAGTCACTAGAACTGCTGCCACCGACTTTAAATATCCTGTTTTCACAAAAAATAAATAGATTGTCACGAAAGACTTTAAGACCTGTAATGGTGTCATCAACTTTAATACTTCCTGCACCACTGCCACTAGAAAATGCGTCCTCGTCGAATGGCTGGCTAAACACTACCTCTTGTGGTGTGCTAGACTTGCCAGCGTAAAACATGTGGTTTTTGAATGCAGCTACGAACTTGGAACCAGCAACACTGCTTTCACTTACGTCAGTGGCAGCAAACGAGGTGTTGAATACTGTAGGAGCATTAGTTTGGTCAACTACAATTAACTTGTCGTTGCCATCAAAATTAAATCGTTCAAAATTGTACTTGGCTGCGCTGGTGCGACCACTGTCAATACTTGTCCAACTAGACCCGCCGGGAGTGGCCTGAAAAATGCTGGTGCCTCGTGCTGCAACCACTTTACTTGCAAAGGATGCAACCAACAAGACAGGCTCACTGGAACTGGCTGTTTGTGGGACAACTGCTGTTACATACTTAGAAAACCCTTTGATACGCTTGTACCCACCTTCTACATCAGGCTCAAAGTTTTCTAACTCTAGGGCTTCTCCCGGTTGCATCATAAACGTAGAGCGGTTCTTTACAAGACCGCCCTCGCAGTTAAACGCTACTGGTTGTGCTTGAGATAGGTCAGCCACTCTATACAGCCCTCATGTAATTCTTCCGGTTAAGTAACTCAATACGCATACGCTTGATTCCGTCTTCATATTCTTTTAACGAAAACTGTGCGGACTGTACGTCAGAACGAAATATATGTGTGTAGTATTTGGCCCGTGCGTTTACTACCGGTTCGAACCGTGTCGGAATAATCGACGTATCAGTCGCCCCAGATAAATCAGTATGAGATACGTAGTAATCAAACTCTAGTGTTCTGTTACTTGTGTCGGGTATTGGTGTAAGGCCAATTTCGTCGTTGTATGTGGTGTATACGTACTCTGGATCAGCAAACTTGTCTGTGTCGGGGCGAGTGTCCCGCTCACGAAAAGCGTCGTTGTACTCTTCGTAAGACAAGTATTTTAATGGTATGGGAAGCACATTTTCACTAAGTTCAACCAGCTTAACATACGCTGCGCTACCCGCTGCTTCAGTAAAGCTTACATAGTGCGTCGTAGCCGTAGCAGTAAATGTAGTTTCGGTAAGAGCCACCTCGTTACCGCTGGCAATAGTAAGCGTGGCAGACTTAGTTTGTGACCCACCTGAACTAGTCCCAATCTCAAGAGTAAGTGTAGCACCGCTAGTTTGTGTAACTACAACATAAGACCGGCCCACAATCAAATCAGTTACTTCTTGGGATGCCTCTGCGTTAGTGAGCAAAAGAGTGTTACCAAACTTGGAACTAGCGACAGGGGTGCCAGATACAGCAGTCCAGTTTGTAATACTTGCTGACCCATCAATTTCAAAGTCCCCGTTAGTAATGTAGTCCTTTGGGCGAAGAAACATCGTGTCATAGTCAACATATTTAAGATTTGATGCTATACTCGCGTGACTGTACAAAGACTTACCTGCGATTACATCAACAGAACCAGCAGCACGAGTAAACGGCCAGTTTAGTTCAGAGTTAATTACATCAGTTATTGAACGGTTTACGTAGTCTTTAACTGCAGTCTGTACGCCGCGAGATGCACCAAAGTTGGCACTAGTCAGTTCAACCTCGTTAAAATCCCGAAGGACGTTATTGACTAGAGTGAGATATGTGCTTGCCATTCTAGTATCCGTTAAGTTTCGCTATTAAGAACTTGAAGCGCATCCAGCTTGTCTTGAGCATCTGCCCAGCTTGCGACTGCCTTGTCCATTTCCTCAAGCAGTTGCGGGTGTTCACCGATAGCCGCCGGATTGTTTGTGTAATTTGCGTATACAAATAGCGCATCTTTTTTTTGGGCCTCGTATTTATGCTTCAGGGCTTCGTAGGCAAGTCGTTTCATATCTGTCTCCCTGTTAGTCATTATACACCTATTTATTTAATTTGGCAAGAATTATTTTCTTGACTTTTCGATTGCTTCGAATGTTTCGCGCATTGTGGGAGGCTTTTCGTTTTTGGGGTCGTACTTGCACTGTATCTCTTTGGGAAAGAATTCGTGTAAGTCTATCCAGACTTGATCTACGGTGTTGTTGGCTCCGTGATATATACAGACTCGTTGGTTGTCTATCTTAGTGCAGCCCTTGAGCCTACAAGTTACATACTCTGGGTCTGCAGCGTTAGCGACTGTGCCTTTGAGAAACAAAACAAAACCGAAAAGAAGACCTATACCAAAAGTAACCATGACTATCCATGCTACAATCTCTACAAACTTGTGCCTACGTTGGCGTTGTTTGTATAGTGTTTCTTGACGTTGTTTGCGGATAGAGCCTTCCATGCGAACAAGTTCGTCCCACTTGGACTTACCCATTGTCATGCCAATCCAGTTTTGTAATTCTCTGCGCTGGCTTTCTGCCTTTTGTTTGGCAGCAAACGTCTCCATTGCTTCTTGTTCTACAGACTTACCGGCAAACAGCTTTTTGAAGATAGGAGGGTTTTTTGCCTCTTTCTCCAGCATGTCCAAATCAGACATGGCACCCATCCAGCGGGACAGATCAGAGGCCATCGCCTCAATATCACGTCCTACTTGAAAGCCCTTTTTGATTGCACCGAATGCAGCCGATGCGGTAGCCATCGCGCTAATGGGGTCCATCAGTATACCTTTACGTTGCCGTCTGTTATGAACTTCGGCACACAATATGCCGTTATTAGGTTGCCTTGTTTGTGTAGGGTTTGTGCGTACCAAACGCACTCTCGTAGGTCTTTGAAGTGCATGTCCTTGCTGACCAGCTTCTTGTCATCTCCTACGCCTACGAAAACAAAAAGAAGAAAAACATGTATCATTGATTTAGGTAAAAACTACAGGTTTACCCTTTTTCATAAGTTCTATAGCTTTTTTAGAGGGACGGTCTGGATGAGTTATGCCTTTGCTACGGGTTGGGTATGGTCCGCGTCTGTTTTTAATACCCTGCTGCATATCATGCCGTATGCTTCCCTGATCATAGCTTAAAGTTTTTTCAGCACTTTCCTCTGCAGGTCTACCTCTAGCCATACGTTTTTTCTCCACTGCCATGTGCCTTACGAGGCTGCGACTTAGAATACACCTTACCACCCATAGCCTGTTTTTTACGCATACCGTCAAACATACCCGCACCCTCAAACTGATGGAGAGAGTCAATCAGCACGTCTCTGTCAAGAACTTTACCATCCTTGTCTTTACCCGAAAAACCTACGCTACGTGCAATAGAGAGTAGTTCGCGGGTACTCATTTTTTCAAAAAATTCTAAAGACATCAAAACTCTCCTAACTTCATTGCATCAGATAACTTCTTGGCCCGCGATTTTACCTGACGTGCCCAACGCGAATCCATCATCTCAACGCTGGCGGCGTCAAAGTTGCCCTCGTAGATTGCATTCCACATTTTTTTGAACTTGCACAGACGAGGCACACCCATGTTGAATGCCATGTCCATCAAGATAAGCTGGCGTACAGCATCTAGGTCTTTGACACAGGGATGCACTTGACACAACTCGTTCTCTACAATCTTGATGTCGTTCATAGCAAGGTAACGGGCGTCTGCCTCACTGATACCGTTAGTGTACACGATAGCCATGTTGGGGATGTCCATGTACTCCAGTTCTTCTGGGCTAATACCCCTGTCTTTGAGGTTGCGACCTATACCGATAGTCTCTATGCCCAAACTGTCTTCGTACACGGTAAGCACCATGCCTTCGTGTTCGATTAGTTTGTCCAAGAAATGTGATGCGTTGTACTTCATTACTATATCATCCCTTTTCGTGACCCAGCCACACCGCAAATGCACCGGTCATGGCCCCCGTGACTACACTTACTAGACCTGCTTGTGCGTTTGTCGGATCGGGCAGAGTCATAAACCACTCCACTACTCTCCACGCTGATACAGACATCATTAGCATCATCAAGCGGGGTAGTATCTTCCACTTGAGAAACCGTTCCATTGTGACTTCGGCCATGTTTACTTCTTTCCAAAGAACTTCGTCGCGCTTCTGACTCCAAAGCTTGCAGCAACAATAACGCCCAAGCTGTACTGGTACCATTCAGGCATTTGCTCCAGTTGTTGAAATCCATGTGATACGACATCTTCCATTCCGGGTATAAAGGCTAGTATTAGTGGTACAGAAAACAAGATGACTAGCCACTCATCTTTCCACGAGTTTTGGGCACCCTTGATTGCTTCTAAGTCCCAGTCAATCTCACCCGTCGCTTTTTTTTCCATAATAGTCGCTTCAGCTTTGGCCGTTGCGACTTTCGCCAAAGTCTTTGCTTTTTTTGTCTCAACCGTTCCTTCAAGCCACGTACCTGCTAATTGTGTAATTGGTCCGATAAGTAGGTTTAGCATTTCCACCTCTTTCGTGCTTGGCGCAGACGGCTATTCGGATTCTTTGCAGCTTTGGGAAACTTTTTCATTTGTCCTGCAGAGCGGGCACAAAATGACTTACGCCGCTTGGCTGCTTTACTTCCGGGTTTTACTTTGCCGGTAACCGCTGTCTTTAGTTTGCTGCCGGGATTCTTGCGTCGATACGCTTTTACCCCAGCCTCTGTCATACCCGCGCCCTTCTTTGTAGGACGAAAGTTCTTTTTGTTGCGGGCTGGCATTTTATCAGGCTTTCTTGCCACTGGCCTTTTTCCTTTTTCTACCTGAAGCCGTTACAGACCAGTTCACTCTGCGTGGTCCGGTCTTCTTTGCTGCTTCTTTTTTTGTAATGCGCTTTGCAACTTTGGCTGGTCTACAGGCAGGATAGGGACGCTTCTTCTTTTCAGAACCAGAACGACCACACTTCTTGCCGGTCTTTACATCCCGCCAGTCCTCTTTGAACCACTTTGTTAAACCGCCCTTTGGTTTAGCCATACCTAGTACGTTCCACCACGCTTCTTGTATGTACGAACAAGCCAAGCATTTGCATACGCTGACGGGTAAACATCGAACTTACGTTTTGCTTCTGCTTTCACACGAGCGTACAACGCTTTGTTTTTAGGTGTTGCGCCCTTTGACTTCTTTTTGGGCTTGGGTGGTGCTTTCTTTGTCATAGCTATGCCT